AACAGTCCATACTTTGCTGATAAACTTAGGGTTGATACCCTTAGATTTAACAGACTCTTTGTAACCTCCATGAAAAGGTCCAAGTTTGTCAGTTGTATGGTAGCTACCTTGTGCCAAGTAGTAAAGACCACCTGCAACGGCACCACCAGCAGCAACTGAGGTAAATGTTTTGTCCAACAGTCCCAGCTCACCGGCTGACAACTGATGTGACTTTTGTCCTGCAGCTGCTTCAACTGAAGCGGCTACGAACACTTTTTTATACGCATGGGGAAAATATGCCATGATTAAATAGAATTTAGGTTAAAAGAAAAAACAACTAGCTCAAAAAATAGAGCTTGTATTTTGTAGTGTTGACTAAGCTTTTAGCTTCATCTAGAACGTTCTTTAAAGAACTACACATAGTTGCCTGCTGTGCTTCGTCAATAATAATATACAAAGAATTTAGATGATCAACAAATTCTTTTACAGTCTTTAAGCTCGGAGGAGTCACAATTATAGGTTCAAGAAGCTTAAGATGATGACCTTGATATCCTTCAACAATTGAATCAAGAAATCCGGGAAGAGATTCATAATACTCACCAAGAGCTTTATGCTGAGAGTAAGAACCTTCACCAGTTACCTTTAAATGCAGCATATGAGCTGCTGTAGTAGATGCAAACAAATTGCCAACCAAAGTTGCAAATGCCTTATCTTCAGACGTTTTGAGTCTTTGTAGTGCCATTAGTTGCTGCGTTCAGCTGATTGTGTTCCTCTTTGAAACTGATTAGTAGATTCAATATCACCAGCAAGTATGCTTGCTGTTTCATCAATAAGAAGTTCTACAATATCATCTTTAAATTCACAGATAATATTTTGAGCAGAAGCAACTCCAGTATAAGGGTCAACACAGTTTAGAATTTCAATTCTTTTTGGTTGTCTGTAATAAGTAAAACTGCAATCTGATAAATCAAACTTGTTATCAGTATACACTCTTATTCTATTACCAATCAACGTGCAAAAAGTCTCACCCCATTCAAAACTTGGTTGACGATACATATCTCTAAGAAATTGTTCAGCATTTGCCTCCTCTGCTAAGTATACTGTAATTCCTCTTTCAGGACAGCATTCAGATTTAGCATAAGCGTCTACACGCTTGTACTGCAGGTAATTAGAAGGAAGTTCTCTTGATTCAAAGTACTTCTTTCTATTATTACCATATAATTTACTCTGAATAAGAAGAATCTGCAGATCATCTACACGTCTTTTAGAGCCTTCATCACCCTCTTTAAATAAGTTATTGCCGTGCAATTGACGACGTACCCATTCAACTTGAGCTTTATTAAAAGCCTCTACTATCTGCCAACACTCTATGTTATCATAGTCATTGCTGGCCAGCTTGTTAAGACGTTGCTTAATCTTAAGCTGTAGAGCTGCATTAGTCATTACTTCATTCTTTTAAAGCCTTTTTTAACAGACTTGTTATTTGATCCGCCACCGTACTTCTTTTTATTCAAGCTTTCATCATAAAGCTTCATTTTTCTTGGACCTTTTTCTGGTGATAATTTCTTCTTATTCATGGATTAAACACTTCATTAACTACCACAAGCTTCACAATCTTCAGGATTGTCAATATTACAGGTCGGTTGGGAAGCTTTTTCAAGCTCCCCTAACCAATCTGCAAATGGATCTTTATCTTCAGCCATTACTCGTTCCACATTTTTTCTACTCTTTCCATCAGTCCAATAAGAACATCCTGATTGAGTGGGTTTTTAAGATATTCAATTACAGCCAGCGGGGTCTTTCCAAGAGCTGTACCAGAATCCATATGGTAAATAAAACCATCAGGTTTAGTTGCAAGGAAGCGGTAATATGTTGCATCCTTTACTACTGATTTAATCTTAATAGTTTCCATATCTAATCTAGCAGCATCTAAGAACTGTTCAGCAGTTTTTTTCTTGTTCTTTTCTACCGACTCACCGTTAATAAATCTATCCATGTTGTCATAAATAACATCGTTAGGAGTAGATTTCTTATACTGGGCACTATTAATATCAACAACTTTTGCGACAAGAAAAAGCTTTTGTGGTGATTTATCAAAAAGTTTTTGCAATTCAGCAAGAGCTTTGTTACGCAACTTCTTAAGTTCAGTTGTAGTAGAAGCTGTGGTTTCTACTTTATCAAGGAAAAACTTAGGTGCAACAGGCATACTCTTAGCATGTTGCAAGCTTTTAGCTATAATTGAAAAACCACCAGCTTCAATAGCTCTCAGTTTAATCAGATCATACGGATCTCTTACAGGATCCAAGAACAAAGGCTCATTACCACAACGGATAGTAATCCTACCCCAGAACTCATCATTATCTGGACGAAGAAGTTTTACCTTATTCCAGAACTCAGGATCATCTAGGTTAATGATATTAGAAGCAAGTTCTCTTTCAAGTTGTGCTACAGTCTTGCGAATGTCTTGAATAATAGCATCTCTTTGATCATCCGGAAGAAGTTTAACTTCTGGAGCAAACTCATTGAGTCCTGTCAAGTAACGCTTAATACCATTAAACTCTAAGCAAGCAAGTTGCTCTTCATGATAAACACCATCCATGAGAGACATTCCATATTTCTCAAGACCCATGTTGGTTACGGTTGGTTCAAAGAACGGTTTAACAGCAACTTTGTTGCTCTTAGATTGTTGATACTTTTCAACGATTGTTACAGATGACATAGTGATTATTGTTGGTTAATAATTGTTGGTTTTGGGGTTTATCACTAATTAGTACCTGGAGAGGCTGCCGACCTCTAAACTTGTTCTAGAAACAAATCTGCTGGCATGCACAGGTGAAGCATCATAAATGATGCACGACAAGGTAAAGGTATAAGGGGGTATTGCTACCCCCTCTACCCTATTTCTTATTAGAATGATCCGCCAGTAATTGGGTTTCTCATAACAATTTTCAACACTTTAGTAGCGTCTTTAACCCACAGAGCAGGCATGTTTTGAGTCATGAATACACGGTATCCGTTAAAGTTACCAGAAGACTGGAAACCTTGACTGCGTCCCATGTAGTCCATAGTACCATTCTGATAGAACCACTTCAATTGGTTATCCCAAGAAAGCTTCAACAAGTAGATGTTGTCATTACCAGTTTCGGTGATGTCAAATACTACAAAGCTGTAAGAGCTCAAGGGGTGACCGTCAATCAATGGGTTTTCAATGTCGTTGGTATGCAAGTTGTCAAATGCAGGATTCAAAACAAACTTAACGTTTGCCAAGAATGGAATCACATAGCTAGTGAATGCAAAACCGAAGTTAAGATCCATTGCACTAGAACCAGAGATCGCATTGATACCAGACTTATCACCATTAACTACCATACCGGTAAGACCAGTTCCGAAAGCTTCTTTCTTAATAGCCTCGTTAACAAGCTTCATACCACCTAGACCAGTTTGTACAATGATCTGACGCTTGGGGTCTGGACCTTGTAGTTCAACACGACCTTGGTAGAAGTTGTACAATTCAGCCTTGAACATATCAAGAGAGAAAGAAGACTTGTTGTATACACGCTTGAAAGAGTTATCAAGCTGCTTCCACAAACCTACAGACAGACGAACATCATCTGGACCATCTTGACGTACACGTCCACCATGACCCCACATGAGGTAAGTTTCCATGTCAGTAGCAATCTTAGACAGGTGAGCAGCTTCAAGAGTGGTCAAGAAAGTACGGTTCAAAGAGCCATTTGCCATAGCTTTCTTTACGTAGTCTTTACCCATGCGGCTAGCCATCATCTCCAAAGAAGTGATAGAAGGATCAATGTTCTTGTCAAAGTTTCTCCAGATCTCAGTTACAGGTACAGAACCATCTTGGTTAAGACCACCTTTGATCATCATATCAGCACGTGAAGAAATGCTGTAGTGTACGTGAGCTTCTGCACCTCCTACGAAGTTGTAGAACTCACGGAATCCAGCACCGAATTCTCCGATATCAGAGAAACGCTCACCGTACTCACCACGTGCAGAACCTTTACGGAAAACTTTAGTACCGGAAGCCAGGTACTTGTTCTCCAAGAACTTTACGTTGTCATTATTTACAAGCTGTACAGTGTAAATGAAACCGTCACCAGCAGGAAGAATATCTTCTGCAGTGATGTACATTTCAGCACCGTTGTACTTATCGTAGGTAATGATATCACCGTGACCGAAAGTACGCTTGTTAATTTTAATTTTGAAGGTAGTACCGTCAATACCCTTAGAGGTGTTGCCAGTCTCAATGTCTTCAATGATGTAAGGAAGGTCTTGAGTAACAGGAACCTGCCACTTGTACTCTCCTTTAGCATTGTCAACCATGATAGTATTCTTACCGCCGAAAGAAGCCATTTGATACAAAGGCATCTCTACCTTTTGTGCCATAGCCCACAAATCAACTGGACCCATGTCCATCGGCTCAGCCGACTTCAACATGTTTACCAGGTGGTAAGAATCTACATGGCTGGATGCCTGATACTGAGTATCTCTTAAAAAGATACCGTTGTTTAAAACAGGTGTTGCCATTTTAAATATAGATTAAGTTAATGAAAAAAAAATTAATAAAAAATTAATAAAAACGTATTACGTTAGTTTCTTTTAAAGATATTACCCGGACGAGTAATGGTTCTTCTGTTTGGTTCGTCATCTCTTGAATTAGCAGCAGTAGAACTTGTTCTGTTTGATTGCTCAGTCTTAAGTTGGCGTACAGTCTTTTCAACTGCTTTACTCTTACCAATCTCCTGCACTTTGTTTCTGTATCCTTCTGGATCAGAAAGCAACCATGCAGCTTCTGCAATCAATCCGTAGTTAGGTTCTACAAACTGATACTTCTCCAAGAGGTGACCTAGGAGGTTAGTCTTTTTACCTGACATGTAAGACGGGTAGTTTGGTTGTACCAAACCTTGGTAAAGATTAGCTTGAGTTTTCTTATCAAGCTTAATACCATTTACCTCACCCGGCTTAAGAGCTTCATATACATTTTGCATGTATTGACGAGCAGCGGCTTCTTGCTGCTTTTTCATTTGCTCTTGCTCTGCAAGTCTATCCATAAGAATTCCTTCTTGCATTGCGTCCAATTTCGGCTTAAACTTTTTAGCTTGTTGTTCAAGTTTGCCAAGATCTTTCCAGGTATCAATTTCTTCAGAAATTTCTTCTGAAGTACCAAAACCTGTATTCAAAAGATATTGTCTAATAATTTCCTCTTGTCCAGACTCAGATTCAACAGACAATTCACGTGTCTCTTCTGCTTCTGCCAAGGCTCTAAACAAACCTTTCATATCTTGACCACCATCAGCAACATACTTAGCAGCATATTGGAGCTCTTCAGGTAGTGATTCAAAGAACTGTTGAGGAGTATCCTGCCTCACTTTATTTTCTCTTTCCTGGAAGTTTGCTTCTAAAAGCTCTTTCCAGTCAGCAACGGTGTACTCATCAAAAGACTTGTCATCATCAAATGGAATAAGAAGTTCTTCTTCTACCAATTTAGACATGACTTCTACAAGTCCTGACTTGTCTACTTTCTTACGACCCGCTTTACTGGGTTCATTATCTTGATTATCAGTGTCGTTCAAGATGTCATCTAAAGTATCACCCGTATCAGGGGTAGCTTTAGCGTCATCAGCAACATCCGTGGTATCCTCGGTGGTTGCTTTTCCATCATCAGTATCAGTATCATCATCTTCATCAATGAAGGAGAGGTCTACTGATGCCGTAGAAAACATATTTGGTTTCTTTGGCGTAGAGTCAGGAAGAACGATACTGTCAGAACCCGGTGCACCGCCAAATAGATCATCAAGATCAATATCTACTTGGTTAACGGTGGTGTGGTCCGTGAGGTTGGTTTTATCGTCGGCCATTATGTCAATGTTTTGGTTTATCTCACTAATAATATACGGATTGCAAATTAGATAAACTTATAAGATTTGCAACCGTTTACTGGTTTAGTCTAAAAAATTTGCAGTAATAAGGCTATAGTTACTTTTTCTTTTGTTGAACATCGTACTTATTCTTATTCTCTCTAGCAACCTGAAGCTGTTTTTCTGCAATTTCACGTTGTGTTTGCAGTCTTTCACGCTCAATACCCATCTTGTCTTGATGCATGGCACCCTTATTAATTTCTGACTCTCTTTTAATAGTCATTTGTTCTCTATAGCGATCAGTCTCACGGATATCTTTTAATGCATCCTGGAAGTCTGATACCTCATTCTTATTAATGTCTTGCATAGAACCATATCCAGCAGCTCTAATTTCAGCAACTGTAATATCCTTCTGACGATCTTTATCAGCTTCTTCTTGCTCAAACTGCATCTTCATCATAGCCTCTTGCTGACGAGCTTGAATTTCTTGCTCCTTCATTTGCTGCATTTGCTGCATTTCTGCTTCTTTCTGACCAAGTTGCTTAGCTTCAGCTTCTTTCAGAATACGTGAAACCTCTGCAATGTTATCTGATTTCATAATATTACCCAAGTCATAGATAGTTGCTCCGGTAGTATTATTAGTCATTGCAAGCTGCTTCATCTGCTCAAGAACTTGTCTATGGTTAGCTTTAGTAGTGCAGAATACATTAAGATCTCTAAGAAGAAGATCTGTACCGTTTAACTGAAAATTAATCTTCTCATCAGCGGTAGTAATGTACTGTAGACGAACTGAAGGTTTATTACTGTGGTAGTATTGTGACAGGTCTGTACGCATTTGGTGTACACGTGGCATCAAGTAATCAGAGTGCTGAATAAAGTAGATCTCTGTTTGTGCATATGAGCTTTCAAGAGATGCTTGTACTCCGGTAGCTGTTTGCTGTTCTAGTGGACTACCCATGCGTTGCATGTTAATACCAATAGACTCAAACGCTTGGTTCTTAAAGTAATTAGCCAGTTGAGTTCTAGACATTAAACGATTTGTCTGCTCAAGGCTAAGAACTTGATAGTGTTGGAAGTTCAAAGCATTCTCTGTGTTTGTAATAGAAGTATCCAGAGGTAACATCTGGAAGTTCTTCATTGCCACAAATGCTTTTGCCAGGTTGTTCTTACCCCAGTCTTCTCCCAAAGAGTGACGAGGTAATGCATTTTGGTCCAGTAAGATAACTGTACCAAGTTCATCTACAAGGATGTCAGCAATCTGATTGTTTACAATGTTATATCCAATCTGGTAAGGCTTCATCAAATCTACCAAAGATGTTGAACGTGTGTTACGATCTGAAAATACAGCACCTTCAACCGGTAGTTTACAACCGTACAACGTATTATCACCCTTAAACTGAAACTTAAGTCTTCCAACTTTAGGTTGATTAATACCAATATAGATAGGATCAAGACCAGAAAGATTCTTCTGACCCCAGAATGTAGGAGCATTAGGTCCAATCTTTACACCACCCCAAGTTTCATTAATCCAAATCCACTCAATGTGTTCACCAAATACAAGATTCTCTTTAGTCTTGTTTTTGTTAAATGACAAATTGTAAATAGGCTTCTCGGTAACCTTAAAAGTCTCATCTACAATATCTTGTAGAATTTCACCTTCCTCAGTAATCTTAGTTAGGTGACCAACTCTACGTTGTGACTTCCAGTAAACAGTAGTAGCACGAAGCATAAATGCTGTCTCGTTATCAAACATGTCTTCAGATTCATTAAGAATCTCATTTACTACATCACCTGTGTATGAGCTGTTTTGATATGTAGACATAAATTGTCTATAACCAAGAGAGCCATTCTCAATACTATTGAACTCGGGGCTCTTAGTAGCGTCATAGTAAGTTCCATCGTTCTGACTTCCTCCAATAGGATATCCTGCAGAACGTACTGGATAAATAGCCTCCAATGACATAAGCTGATCTTCAGTCATCAGATAACCGTACTTATCAATAATATCAGATACGGTCATCATATCCATCTTACCTACCCAGTTACCCTGAGAAATGTAACGGATATCTGGAGACTTGTGATAGAATGTAAGGGCAGGATTCCAAAGTTCAATCTCATAGTCATCCTCATTCATCTTGAAGTGCCAGAACTCACGGTCTGCAATAAGCATATCACGGAACCCGCGCTCTTCAAGTTCTTGCATTTTAAATCTTTCCTCGTCAACCTTAAGCTGGTGCATTGCCCATTCTTCTATAAGATTGCGGTAATCTTTAGAAAAGAAATCTTCAATCTCTGGAAGACTCTTAAGATTATCTCTATTAAGAACTTGCTGTGCTTCCTCTGATTCAGGATCAAATCCTTGTGCAATTAAATTAGCCATCAGTTTTTGCTCAGCTCGTGAAAGCAATGTTTCTTCAATCATTGCTCTCTTCATCTCCATCATTTCATTGTAAGAGATGTCATCTACTGCACGGAATGTTACACGTGAATAGCGTTTAGCAAACTCACCTGTAAGTACGTTAATTACATTAGGAATAATGGGATAAAACTTAATCTCAAGAGCAGACTGATCCTCTTGGATAAGTGTATCTACAAGATCTGCATATTCATTATCAGGCTCAATGATATAATCTGTTTTATCAATAATACCTTTTGCAAGCTTATAGTTTTTAAGAATACGTCTTGAATTTCTTCTAAGTTGTTTAATGCCCTGCCACTCATGCCAGTCCATATTCCAAGCAGCCCACTCTTCATCTTTTTCTTTTCTAGGAATAAACTGAACAGGCTGAATCAGAGTACCAGTCTTACTGTATTCCGCTTTGGCTCCAGCTTTAAGATCTAGTGCATTATAAATCTTCATAATTCTTCAATTGTGTTAAGCACATAAATTGTTGTGTACTCCATATCTGTTAATTCATCTATGTACACGTACGAAAAAGATGTGTGATCACTTGTAGAAGTAATAGTCGTAAACATTATCTATAATTTTTGAATGGATTACGAGACTTGGAAATAGATGATGCTCCCATATGTCTAAACGGGCTCATTTTTAATTTATACAAATTATCTGACTTTTCCAAACCTTTGATGGTAGATTCTTTTCTTTTTGCATATCCGCGATTAGATTGTTGCACTTTTGCAAAAGCAATTAATGCAGCAAACGCTACTAATCGGTCAACGTTAAGGCCAGGGTGATATGCCATCATTTCTTTTAACAGCATAGGATCTGAAATACGCTCTACCCCATAAGTAGTTTTTACAATACCCCCGTCTGCTTTTGTCACTACATCAATTTCTTCTTTGAGATACTCAATTGCATAAGAAAGCAAATGACCCTTAAACAAGTTACCGGTATTTTTCCAACCATATTCTTGAAATACGTTAGCATTAGAACCAATGTCTTTTAAGAAAAGCATCTGACTCTTAGGTACCAAGTATCTCTGCTTACGTCTAGAGATCATGTATTGAAGAAACAGAGATACGTTGTTCTCCACAACAGTCCATGCGTTATACCATTCAATGATCTTCTCCAACATCTGGTGAGTTTTGGTTAGATCATCATATCTACCACACCAAGAGGCTACAATTTTATCCTGCTCAATAAAGCTCTCTATGCCGTTATCTGTCTCACGGGTAACCTCCACTGGGTTCTTGTACACAAAAATGCTACAGAGAGACTCTGAGGTGGTTGTTTTGCCCTCACCCACGGGGTCAACAGATGCATAGTATGTAGAAAACTCTGCATTAGCCACCGGTCTTTCATAAACTACAAGAACCCCCGTTTTATCTTCTGTTTTTTTAGAAATAGGAAATTCACGAATCGGCAATTTTCTTGTGTCTTTTGCTACGATTTTTCCGTCTTCTCCGTATTCTAGTTCTAAAAATTCAAAAGGATACTCTTTTTCTTCAATTCTTTTTAATTGAGCTGTAACAAGATTAGTGGGGAATACAGATATTTTTCTAAAAGCAAATGCTTCCTGAATATTAGTTGGCTTCTGAGAAATACGTAGTTGATACTGCTCAGGTGCTAAGTCCTTCTTCCACCTTTCTCTTTCCAAGTTAATGGCAGCAAGCGCAGATTGCACAAGTGAGTTACCAAACTCATCAATAAAAGGAGGCATGCTCCACTGCTCAGGAATAAAAAGGCCAGCAGTCCCAATGGTGCCTTGATCATCAATGAGATTAGTCTCAACAGCATAGATATCATTTACTTCGGGGTTTAAAATCATTTGTTTAAGAGGCTCACACTGATCCAGATCACCCACAGATCCTGCAGCAATAAAAGTACCAGTAGTAATAAAGCCAGACTGAACAGCAGGACGTATATACTCATACGTCTTATCCATCTTAGGAGCAATACCAGCTTCTTCATGAAAGAAATAAGTTACAGGTCCACCAACACCGGTTGTTGCATCTTTATCAAATGAAAGACCCTGGATCTTAGACATAAGACCTTTTTTACTTATACGACCACCAATCCGTACTTCAATCTTTTGTTCCCACAGCAGAATTTTGTTTGGGTTATTAGGTCTATACCACGCGGTGTGTTCATTTACAAAGTTTGCATATTCATCAAGAAACTTCCATGAACCCTTGTCATTAATGTAGTCTTTTAGACTTGCGCCAATCTTACAGATAGAACCTTCTTCAAACCAGTATTGGTTGATGAGTTTACCCATATGAAAGTAAGATGATGCAATCTGACGTTTCTTTAAAATAGCAACATGTTTAAATGAAAGTTCTGCTAAGATCTCATACATTGCCATGTGATACTGAGCATCACGAACTTTTGCAAAACCGTATTTCTTTTCTTCTTTATCATAGATGGGTAGGAAGTTAAGCCACATGTAATAATCTCTAGTAAGATACCAGGTGGTTTTTTTACCCACGAATATTACACCATTCCGACACTTCTTTTTCTCTTGATCCCAATAGTTTATAAAGTCTTTGGATCTAAACGGAGCATCCGTGTAGTAACCTAAAGAATTAAATTTATCAGATTGTTCTTGAAAAAGTTTAGAACTCTCATCAAATTCATACTGCCCCGGTTCTTTAAAAAGTGTAAGCAAAAAATTTCTGAAGTCTTCTCTTGAATCAAAAGAAGTTTCAGTCCACTCACCATTTCTATATGTAGGTACAGTAATAAACATTACTCAATAGTAACTCCTTCAGCAATAGCCTTGATCAAGATTTTAATATCTGGTGCGGATAAAGTCTTTATAGAGGCTCTATCACTAAAATAATTATTAGAGTCGTCCCTTGTAAAAACATACCAAAGCTTTTCATAAACATTGTAATGAAAAAGATAGTCGTGAAAGTTATCGTTCATAATTGATCATATGCTAGACCCTGTCCACCACGGACAGTAGTTTTTTGTTCATTTTTCAAATCACTATAAGCTCCCTTAAATGAGTTGCGAATCTGTTCAAATTTAGCCGCAGCATTAATCAAAGAGTTTATATTACCGTCTCTACCATGCTCAATATCAGTGGTTTCCATGTACCGAGCAAGTCTATCAAGCATACTGGCAATACCCTTGTATGCACGAAATGTAGGAGTTTCATACAACTTTCTACACAAATCCATTGCTTCTAAAATCTCAGGATCTTCTGTAGAGTAATCCATATTAACTTCTCTAAGAACTAATTCTTCTTTTTCAGACTCCAGTACGTTAAAAAATGGATTGATATCCGGATCTGGGCAAGTCATGTAAAAGATGTACGTATATACTTTAGGTGCATTTTCATTATACGTATCTATAATCTTCTTCAGACTTTCTAGTGTATAACAGTGCTCAGAGGGAATTACTTTACCATTCTGTACATCGAAGAGTCTTATTATCATTTGAATTTAGATTTATTATCCTGAAACCACTTGACTAGTGCAAGGACTTCATCTTTAAGATATGGAATATCGTAGTATATAACGTCTTTAATAACAGGATCTCCATCAATGTTTGTCTTTAAAATAGGGTATCCGTTTTGATCTTTACCCTCATCCTGAAACATAATATGCTGAATCATCAATGTACCAGGCTTAAGCTTTGGGTTATGCTTAAGAATCATGTACATATAGATAGAAAGCTGTAGATTATAGTGGTTTAGATTGCAATCATCAAGATGGCTGACCGGGGGGTTCATCTTTTGAGACAAACCCTCCCAGTCTTTGTAGCTCTTACTACGGATTTCTTTGTTGGTTTTATAATCCGTAATGTGAACTACACCATCTACAACTTCTACAAGATCTGATTGACCACAAATACCCAAACTTTTCATATAAACAAAATGCTCAGGATACATACCATCTGTAAGACGTTGGTCTGGAGCAACCTTAAAACCGGAATTATCAGCCAAGGGTTGCATAATAGGAATAACCTTACCATGACGCTCAATACTATCTAAACCCAAAAGATCTTCTTCTCTTTGGTTGTGGTACCAGTTTCCAACAGTAATAGCTCTTTCCGATTCTGACTTCCACACAGAAAGAATTTGATCCTTGGTCATACCATACCACTTGGATCTTCTGTTTTTAGAGGACTTTTCAGCAATCTTTTCAGCCTCAAAAGGCTGCTTAAGTTTACTAATCAATGATGTAACACTCATCCAACTGATATTCTCAGCCGGATCAATACTAACATATTTGTGATCTTCAGGTAAAAACTTAACGCCCATAATTTTTTAAATAAGTTTCTTCCTGCTTATCTGTAAAGTGGGCTTTCCACTTTTCAGCAGGACACTCTGAACTTAAAGATCTAAGTTTAAGAGACAAAGAACAACCACATAATGAACAGCAGGGTTGTGTTCCAGGAGCAATGCATTTATAAGACTCCATTGTTCTATTAGGACAGGTCGCACAGATAGAATGTCTTTTAGCATATACCCTCTCGGTTAATTCAGTTTTGAAAATTTTGTACCTAAGACCTTCAAGAATCAGTGTCTTGTTCTTCCAGATCGTTTTTAGGTTCTCTATTAGCGTTTTTAATTTCATAATGTTCGGATCTTTCAGTTCGTTCAGTTTCTAACCGTAGAATCAAAGTCTTCATTCTACTTACTCTTTTAGACAACTCATCAAATATTTGATAGTCTCTATATCTGGTCATATTGAGTTTACCAAGAATTTCCTCGTACTTCTCAATCTGTTTCTCCATCCTATTATATCTGACTATGAATGTACCAAAATTTGCAATACTAACTCTAGGGTATTCAAGACTAGATATATCTTTTCTTGCTCTTAACCAAAAGTAGTGCGTTAGATCTGATACAAGCTGCTCACTAACAGTCTCCGCCTGAGCCGTCTTCTTAATTGCTTGTTTAGGCTTTCTTGGATTCAATATGAGCAAACTTATAGTCCAACAGAATGTTTCCTTCAGTTTGAATATTAATATCA